TCCAGCAGTTGCACCTTCTATAGTAACATTTTGAGCTGGAAAACTTGATACTGGACTTGCACCAACGCCAAGTGAACCTGAAAATGTGGCATCACCTGAACCATCTATTACTAATCTATTTGCAACCCCACCAGTTTGAACACCAAAACTATCTCCAGTTGCCAATAAAAAAACATTATTACTAGTAGAGTTGTCTTTTAAAGCAATTCCACCACTTGCATCACCACTTTCAAATATTGCAACTCCATTTGAAGTTGCATGATAGACATGCAGAGGTAAACTTGGAGCAATATTTATACCAACTCGTGAATTAGTCGTATCAACAACAAAAACATCTGTTCCGTCTGCTTTTTCAATTAAAAAAGCTGATGTATCTGTAACTTTAATTGTAGATGTACCTTGTACTATCTCATCAAATGATAGTGAACCACCGCCATCAACCTGGAGGTCACCATTAATTACCAAATCGCCAGTGATTGTTCCACCAGATGAAATTTGTGCGGATGTGTTACTGATTAAATTTTTAAACGATGCCATAATATGCTCCTATGCTAAAACGATGCGAACTGTGGACGTTGCACCTTTGCCAAGTAGGTGTAAATAAACAGTGCTACCAATACCAAGAGGAACATTTAACTCATAGATGGTATCTCCGCCTGCTAAATACAGGCTATTTGATGCGCTTATCATATCGCTAGCAGATGAACTAAAGCCGTAATAAATATCGCCACTAGGCTGTAATATAATGCTATGAACAGCACTTACATTTAAATTATATTCTGTTCCTGTGGTTACGGATTGTGCAGATTGCACAGAATGTTTTGCAGAACTTGAAATGTTCAGTGATTCAACAACTGAATGTTTTGAAAGATCAGCCATCTTGTTTCTCCTTTATGAATGCCTTACCGAGCGTAGCTACTCTCATGGGCATTTCGGTTATTTAATCTACAATACCTTGCGCTCTTAAACTAGAATCAGATATTGTTTTACTATGTATGATTGGACTTGCAATTAACTTACGTACCTTTTTGCCTTTGCATTTAGGACAAGTAATTTCATCATCCTTTGACCATATCATTTCCCATATATACTTGCATGGATGACAAAAGAAATCGTTGGTCCTCATTTCTTCTTCTTTTTTAATATAGATTTTTTCTTTGGTTTTTTCACTTCACCATTCTCATTACAAGGCTCACAACCATCTTTGATATAGTCATTAATTTGTTCCTTAGTAATGCTATCTAATTTACCAAATACTGATCCATCTTTTCTTTTAAAATACAACATAATTATTCCTTTTATACTGGGCAGGTCTTCTTAGAAGACCTGCCCATTTAACCTTACGGATTGTTAAAGTTAACAACTCCAAGTGATGTACTAGAAGCACCATGTGATAAGGATGCGCCAAACAAAATGTCGGCAACCACCGATGTCGATAAGTGGTCAATATCATACGCTGACTGTACGCGAGGTGCAATCTGCATAGCCATATAGACGGACTCTTTCTTAAAGACAGTCGCTGTTTCATCACCACTTCCGCCATCATCATCCCAGTCTGTACTAATGTAAGTTGGCATTCCATAGATCATGCCTACTCCACCAGATACGTTAGGATTCTGCTCATCACCTCTACGAGATGAATCATAGAAATCCTGGAGACTTAGCAAGTACATGTATGCAGCAGGAGAAGCATATAAGAATGTTTCACCATCAGCATAATCGTGACCTGCATCAAGCAACTTTTGCAAACCTTCACGAAGTTTTGCAGATGTGACTTGATTGTCTGTTCCAAGAGTAATATCATTTCCAGTTGCAGATTGCAGAATGTCTACTGCGAGGTAGTTTTCTACTTTCTTTGCAAGAGCATAACCCATAGACTGAGCATATGCACCAAAAAGATTTGCAGATTCTTGTACACGTACAATATCTTCAATTCTCTTTGCTTCGTAATGATGTTGATCAACACTAATAGTGACTTCACCATCTGTGTTGTTTGTGTATGTTACCGCACTTCCTGCGGATTTTGCAGCAGCAGTTTCTTCTGTTACCTTTGGGATATGTAAAGTATCACCAGATGGTAATTCAGAAGAAAAATCCATCACCTGGTTACGCAGTTCAAACTTGCGTTCTGCGTAATCTAGTATAGCATCTCGCCATAATTCAGGGATGAATTTTGCTGCCGTGGTTACTGTTACGTTTCCATCAGCCATTGTTTCTTTCCTTTAGCTTTTGCGTTTATAGGATTCCAATATATTACTCCAATTCATACGCCGATCTGAATCTTTAATCTTGCTCAATTGAACATTATTATCATTCATAGGCGCAGACGGAGCATTGGACACCGCAACGCGTTGAGTTTTCAATTTACTTACAACAGCACGAAGCGCATTTAGTGGTAATGCACCAAATGTTTCATGCTCTTCTTCTGGTATCTCACTAAGAAGATCCGCACGTAAATCAGCTTCCTGTTCTTGTGCAGCAGTCACAATAGGTTCGAGTTCAGCGAGCTTTGCAGCACGCTCCTCGGCAAGAGACTTCCATTGCTCCTGTTCCTCTAATTGTGAAATACGTGTTTCCTCGACTTCTTTGCGAATTTTAGCAAGCTCTTGCTCGGCAACTTGTGCGCGACCACGATATTTCTTACTTTCCGCTATCAGATTCCCAACTTCGAGTTGTTGAGTCTGCTCTGTTTGTTGTTGTTCTGGTACTACAGGATCAACTGTAGCTTCAGGCACTGGCTGTGCAACTATTGTTTGTTCTTCGGACATTCTGTCCTCCTATATGTTTACTTTAACGTGTGTCTTGCTCATACGTGATAGGTTCTTGCCAATAATATTAGCGAAGTCTTTGACGATGCCTTCTTCCACTTCATCGCCTAATGAATGTATTTTTTTCTCTTTTGGTTCTGCAATGGAACGTGGAGGCATTCCACCTTCACCTTCATTGTGATTAAATAGCTTTGTTCCTTGCTTATTTTTTTTAATACCATATAAAAATTGTATTTCTTGATTCTTTTTTACTAAAGTGCGTTGCACTCGAAATGCTTTTAACATTTTGCCAGTTAAGGTAAGGTTCGGCGGCTTCACTTGATTACTTTTTTGATTATCAAATTGATTTTTCCTTTTTTTTGTTGCGTAACCTTCTGAATATTTTTCAAATGGACTATTATCAAATCCTTTACCACTAGCAATCTGACTTTTATGATTGTCAACAGCATTCTTTGCCATCTCTTTGACATCTGAATTACGAAACTTTAATATGTCTGGTAGATTAAACATTGATAGGATTCCAGTAGTGTCTGCAACGGACTCCTCCAGCATGTTCAAAACCATCTGACTTAACTGCACGTATTTCTTCACGTGTTAATGGATCATTAGCTAAAAATGTTCTGCATACAGGACGATTCTTCTCATCGTCTGGTCCGACATACTCGTATAATGTATCTTCTGGTAGGTCCATCGCCATAACCGATACTACGGATCTTCTATAATCGCCAAGCATAGTACCAATTACGTTTTCTACGCGTGGAACATTCGTTTTGATGGATGCTCGTATCGAATCTTTCAAGACATCACCTCGTAATCCACTAGAAATACCTGAAGCCATTGCATTTTGCATTGTATTTGCTACGGAACGTGTCACGCCTTCAATTCCTTGTCTTTGTAGATTCTGGAGAGCCAGGAGTTGTACTTCGGACGTAACCCCAAACATCGGCAAATCACTAAGAATAGTTTCCGTTGTAGCCATAAAGGTGTTGATTGAGGTAGAGAAGCGTAAATCTTCAATAAAATAGGACGTAAAGTCAATCGCAGCGATAATACCCAAGATTTCTGCTGTTGATAAGCCTTCTTCTTCCAATTCTTCAATATCAGATTGAAATCCATCCAGTGCGCTTTCAATATTGCTTTCATAACTATTAATCGCTTGATCTATCGTTGCCATTAGATGCTAAAATGTTTAATAAACGATTTTGTGTTGGTTCTGGCTTATCTGCTTCCACTTGCTGTTCTTCAAAACGAGCTAAGTCCTCTGGTGAGGCATCTGGGTTATGATATTGAAACCAGTCCATAGGTGTAGATAAATTACGTGAGAAACGCCAATCCCACAGCATAATTTCTGCTTCAGGTGTTAATGCGTAGTTTGGTTCGAGGAAGTCAACACTATATTCTGTTCCTACGTTGCGATTTGCCTCTACCTGAATAATACGACTATCTACTTCAAATCTCTTATGCTCCCAAGGTCGCCATGTATCTTCTGTCATTGCAGCACGCTCGTCCATGTTCTCCATCTCTACAATGCTAAGACTTGCAGCACTTGGTGCGTTTCCTGAGTCATCACGTGCGTATTTTGCACGTATATGGTTGTTATTTAGTGTTGTCTCCACTAAGAATCGTGTAGAATCGATAATCTGATTGAGGTTACCACCACTAGAAGTCACACCAAAGTTTGCCTGCTCTGGTAAATATAAAATCTTATCTGTTCCAATACTAATACGTGATGGATCATCTACACCACTAATAAATTTAATACCTAAACAACCATATCGAATTGCTAGGTTTAATTCTAATAATGCAACATTAACTGCTAAATCTGTTTGCGCTACGTCCATTGCGTTACCTACATGATAATCTCGCATAGGCGGATACCTGTGGCAAAAGGTGACTGGCAAGATTCCATACGGATTAATATCCGATTCATTCATACTAATAACCTTACCTTCTTCATCCACTAAGAAATGTCTTCCTGGAATACCATAACGCTCTTCAGTCCAAACAGCATGTACGGATTCTGAAGTACGTGCGTTGCCTTGATTCTCAATCGGATACATAACGCCAAATGGCTTATCTCTTGAATCACCAGCTAAAAATAATGGAGTGAAATGAGATAGAATCTCGTATTCTACCTTTTGATTTACTTCATTCCACTTACTACGAAAAGCCATATTACCTAATAAAAATGTAAGTCGCTCCAACATCCTGCGCTGCGCATTTAAACTATGTTTATCAATCATCATCATATACTCATCGCTAGTACGCATACGTGGTGGACGTTTGTAGGTCATTGCACGTAAAGAACAAACACGCCTGGTTAAATTATTCTGAGGCGTTACGGCTTGACGCAGTGTCTCTGCACCAAAAAAATCACTCACATAATGATCAATATTAATGCCTTCATAGAAGTCCATTAAATAATCACGTTCACGAGTACGCTCGTCTTCGATGTATTTTAACTGTTCTTGCAGTGCGCCTAGTAATGCGCCTTCTGATTGATCTGATATTGTTAGCATAGTCTACCTTTAAAAGAAATCGATGACACCAGCGTGTCTGTTTTTCATTGGAAATAAGTTGGTTAATAGAAATCTAAGTGCATCGCAGTGGTGGTCAAACTTACCATCTTTCTTAGGTTCATGGCGCAGTGTTTGATCTTCTCGATGCTCTGGATAGTGATAATTCTCGTAGGATTCAATACTTTTCTTACATTTAGGATGAATAAAGAAGTGTGGCTCACCATTAGCATCTTCAAACCATCTGCGCACGTGCGATACGCCAGAAACTACATTTCTCGTCACTGCATCACGTTTTATGCTGACTCGTAGACCATTATTTGCAAAGACCTGCAAATCACTGATTCCTGACTGCAAATTTGTGCCACTTCCTGCTGGATCACCCCATATGCCAGTGTATTCATATCCTAGTGAGTTTAGCTTCTGCGCA